GGGCGCCTACCTCTTCGCCCACGACCCAGACGGTGCGAACGATGATGGGATGATTGCTTGTGGGAGTTTTACTACTAATTCAAGTTATACACCACAGGATATTGACTTGGGTTGGGAGCCTCAGTGGTTCATGTATAAGAGGACAGATTCTTCGGGTAATTGGTTTATTACAGATACTATGAGAAGTTGGACTACGTTTAACACTAACGGTACAACAGGGGAAACTTATTTGTACGCCAACCTAGCTACAGCGGAGGGTTCGCCTAATACTTGGGGGTCAGTTCCAACAGCAACAGGAGTAAATTGGAGAGTGGGTGGCTTAACTTCAAATTCAACCTACATATATATGGCTATCCGCGCCCCGATGATGAAAGAGCCTGAGTCTGGGAGTGAGGTGTTTGCTATAGATACCAGAGGGTCAACTGGTGATGGAAATCTCCCAGCGTATAGAAGTCCTTTTGCTGTAGATGCCGCAATAAAAAGGACAACGAACTTAGATAATACGAGAATGGCGACAAGGTTATTAGGCTCTAGTTTTCTAAAAATAAACACTACTGATGCTGAAGTTTCTAGTGGAGATATTATATTTGACTTCAACAATGGTCACTTTAACAATGGTTCAAGTTCTTCAGTAGATTATTCATGGATGTTCAAGAGAGCCAAAGGATTCTTCGATGTTGTGGCGTATACAGGAGATGCCACCGCTGGTCGCACCATAAATCATTCGCTTGGGGTTGTGCCTGAGATGATATGGTTTAAAAAAAGAAGTGCCGCTAGAAACTGGACAATTGTTCATGCAGACGCTGTAAGAAGCAATGGTGACACAGGATATGATGTCAGCTTAAACTTTAGTGTGGGTGCGGGTTTAGGGGGAGTGTTAAACTCAACCGCACCTACTGACAGTCTAATCACCGTAAGTGGCTCACATGACGTAAATGGTAGTAGTGCCACTTACATAGCATACCTATTCGCCACACTCGAAGGCGTAAGTAAGTGTGGAGGTTATACGGGTAACGGCTCAAGCCAGAATATAGCTTGTGGCTTTTCAAATGGTACTAGATTCGTACTCATCAAGCGTACAGACTTAGAAACCACTAACAGTGATTTTTATATCTGGGATACGGAGCGAGGAATTGTGTCTGGCAACGACCCACATTTATCACTAAACACAACAGTCGCAGAAGTCACATCAGATGATTCAATCGACCCTCAGTCTGCTGGCTTTACCGTCAATCAAGTGTCTGCCACGAACATAAACGTATCAAGTGGCGAGTACATCTTTTTAGCAATCGCATAAGACATATAAATAACAACATATAGAAACCATAGAGAGCGATAATGGCATTAACAACAAAATCGGAATTATCTGAATATTGTCTTAGGAAATTAGGCAAACCTGTCGTTGATATTAATGTCGATGTAGATCAGATATCCGACAGAATAGATGAATCCCTAGAATATTTTGGTCAATTCCACTATGATGGTATTGAGAGACTTTATCTCTCTCATACTATTACACAGGGAGATTTAGATCGAAGTGGAACAATCAATTCTTCTGTAGCAACACAGGATTCAGTTTCTGCGACTTGGACAGATAAAAATAATTGGTTCCCCCTTCCGGATTCTGTTATATCTATTCTCAATGTGTATCACCCATCCACAACATTTGGTGCTAACTGGTATAATCAAGCAGTCATAAATCAATCTGGACTAATCGACTTATCTTCAGATCAAGGTCTCGTTAATTATGAGACTATGAGAACTCATATTGATATGCTAGATAACTTATTAAATGATAAACCCTCAATTAGATTTAATCACTTAGCTTCTAAGTTATACTTCGATGATAAATGGTCAGACGTATTTAAGGTAGGGGATGTTATATTAATTGAATGTTACAGAAAAACCGATCCCTCCGTGGCGGTTAAACTCTATAATGATATGTTCCTCAAGAGATATGCAACTGCACTTATTAAAAGACAGTGGGGTCAAAACCTCCAGAAATTTAAAGGTATCGCAATGATCGGTGGCGTCGAGATCGATGCGGATACTATATACACTCAGGCACAAGAAGAAATTGAAAAACTTGAAGAGAAGATAATATCTACATATCAAGCTCCCTTAGATTTCATGATAGGATAGATCGTGGCTACCTCATCTTACTTCAATCATTCATATAAACCTGAATCTCGTCTCTACGAAGAAATAATCATAGAGCAAATAAAGGCATTTGGTCAGGATGTTTATTACCTTCCCCGAAAGTTAGTTCGAGAAGATAAGTTATTTGGGGAAGATATACTGGGAGAATTTAATGATGCATATGTCATTGAAATGTATTATGAAAATGAATCTATGGGTTCCGGTGAAGCGGATGCCCTGTCTAAGTTTGGTCTTGAACTAAGAGATGAAGCTAAATTCCAAGTTTCAAGACTTCGATTCGAGCAACTTATATCCCTTGATCAAAACCTTATATCCTCTACTCGTCCAAATGAAGGGGATTTGATATATTTCCCCTCACAGCATAGAAAGAAATTATTTGAAATTACCTTTGTAGAGGAAGAAGACTTCGAAAGACTTCATAATATTCCAGTATTTACATTGACCTGTAAACTCTTTGAGTATTCAAACGAGGCTCTTGATACTGGTGTTTCTGAAATAGATTTGATCGAAGATGCACGATCTACTAATACCATTGATCTGTACGATTTCCTTCTTGAAGATGGTTCCGGAGAATTATTCCTTGAAAATGGGTTTAATATGATGCAGGAAGAATATTCTATAGATAATATAGATAAGGGTTCTATCAACGATTGGCTTCAATTAGAGTCAGATGGAATAATAGATTTTACGGATTCTAATCCGTTCGGAGAAATATAATGTTGGGTGCTGATCCTTACTATCACGAAATACTGAAAAGAACCGTCATAGGGTTTGGTTCCATGTTCAATGAGATTTACCTTATTCGAAAAGATAAGGGTGGTGTCATTAAACAGAAAATGAAAATACCATTATCCTACGGTCCCAAGGAGAAATTCCTCACTCGATTGAGAGAGGATCCAAATCTTTCTAAGTCTGTAGCGATATCTCTTCCCCGAATAGGGTTTGAACTTGGTTCATTTAGTTATGAGTCAACCCGTAAACTTAATAAAATCAACACAGTAAAGATACCGAAGGTCGGAGACGATAAGGGAGTGAGTAAGCAATTCTCTCCTGTACCTTATAATGTGAGTTTTGAATTATTTGTGATGGTAAAGAATTCGGATGATGGTATACAAATCATTGAGCAAATATTACCGACATTCTCTCCTTCATATACAATGACGATAAAAGATTCGTCAGAACTAAAAAATAGTCAGGATGTGCCTATTGTACTTGATTCTGTGAGCTATGAGGATTCATATGAGGGAGATTTCGTTTCAAGAAGAGCTATAGTATATACTCTAAGTTTTACAGCTTCTGTACAATTATATGGTCCAGTTACATCGCAAGGTATTATTAAGAAAGTTGATACCTCAATGTATGCTGATGTACCGGTCAACTCACCAAATAGAAAACAAACATATACGGTTGAACCAGATCCCGTGGGAGCTACAGAGAACGATGATTTTGGATTCACCGATTCTTGGAGTAATTGGGAAGATGCATAACAAGCTAAAGCGATAAAGCGTAAAAGGAAATAGAAATGGCATTAACAAAAGTAAAAAATTCAAACCTAGATGATGCAGATTTAGTTGCTCTGGCGGGTAATGATGGATCCGCTTTAACCGGTATATCCGTAGCGCCCAGTAGCATTACAGGAGTTACATCCACTGCAGCAGAGTTAAATATCCTAGATGGAGTTACTTCCACTGCAGCAGAACTTAATATTCTAGACGGTGTAACATCTACAGCGGCTGAACTAAACATCCTTGATGGTGTTACATCTACTGCGGCAGAACTGAATCATGTTGATGGAGTAACCTCTGCCATTCAGGCTCAGTTAGATGCCAAACAAGCGAGTGATGCAGACTTAACAACCCTAGCAACTAATGGGATAGGCACATCAGCGAATCAACTGGTTCAGCTTGATGGCAGTGCTAAGTTACCGGCTGTTGATGGGAGTAATCTCACGGGCGTAGATAGCCTACCCACTCAAACAAGTCAGTCTGGCAAGTTCTTAACTACCAACGGAAGTGCGGCTAGTTGGGGAACTCCCGGTGGTGGTAAGGTTTTACAGGTAACATCATCAGTTTATACAGGTTACACCTCCGTATTC